TGCCTCTGTGTTGATGTTAAACGCCCTGCCATTCTCGGCTGCGTCTACATACACGTCCTCAACGATCCCGTCTACGCGGAGTCGGTTCTCTTCTGTGACACCTGCGCGGTAACCACTACCTCGTCCATCTACAATGATACTCATTTATCTATCCTCTTAATGAAAGTTCGGGTCGTTAAACCACGCTGTGAAACCTGTACCGTCGTCGCCTAGTCCTGTCTGTATCCACAGATACTGGTCTGTCTCTGTTGTTGGCTGTGTGTCAGATACGAATACATCCTTTGGTGCTTTGGCGTTAGACTCCTGTTTTACGATGTATGTAGACCCTGAGTCCCTCTGAGAGCCTCTCAAAAGGTCTTCAGGCAACTCTACGACTTCCTCAGTACCGTCGGATAGGGTAAAGACTAAATCGCCGTCAGCGGCCATTGAGACGCTCTCAACGCCTATTCCGTCGTCACCCTTGTCACCCTTAGGCCCCTGCTTTCCTTTGGCTCCTACGGCTCCTTGTGGCCCCTGAGGGCCTGTGTCACCTTTAGGCCCCCGCTCTCCTTTGGCTCCTACGGCTCCCTGAGGCCCCTGAGGGCCTGTGTCACCCTTCTGAGCCTCTACAGAGGATACCTTTTTCTTTAGGTCATTAAGAAGTGCTAGTAGGGTTGTTGTTTCCACCACCTGCTCCTGACATTAGTTGCTGAACCATAGCTTCTTCTTTAGCGGCTTTCGCACTTTCTGACTTACTCTTGTAGTCAATTTCTTTTTCTTTTAGAGCAAGTTCAGCAACTCGGAGACGACGCTCAAACTCTTTATCGTCCTCTTCTCCCTTCTGCAAGCTATCCGTAGCAGCATCAATCTTCTTAATCTCAAGCTCCATCGGAATAAGCTCGGCTTCGGTCATGTACTTAAACGCACGGGCCTGAGATTCTTCTCCTTGGGCTGCTATAGCTGCTGTCTGAGCCTGCTGAAACTCCATCTGAGCCTGTTGCTGCATCTGAGCCATCTGTTGCGCCTTGGGATCAGGCTGTGCTGCCTTCTCTAGAGTCGCCAGTAGCTCTTCTCGGTTAGACAGGTTCATGTTGTCCACGATGCTCTGGATAAGCGCAGGGTACATGGGAGACTCAGGAGACATCGTCTGGAGTAGCTGGGTCAACTGTGTGACCTCGTATTCTCGGGCAATAATACCTAAGGTAGACGCCGCACTAAACTTGTAGTCAGCTACGGGGTAATGGTCAGGATCAAACTGCATGTAGCGGTAAGCAGCTTTCTTAACAAAAGGTACTAAGAAGCCCTGCTGGAAGTTAATTAAGGTTCGTTTGTGTCGCTTGATGATAGCACCGAGAGACATACTAATACCAGCCGCCGTTGCTTCTCCGTTAACTTGCCCTGCAATGCCAGCAGAATCAACAGCACCTGTAGCTTGTTGTACCATTTGCTGTAGCAAGCCGGTTTGTACGAAAGAAGTCTGGTCAAGTTGTCCAAACTTAAAGGGCTGGAGGATCTCTGCTGGGTTTCCATTAGTAAGCACCATTTTTCCGGGACGTATCTCAGGACGTGCCCCACGAGGCATCCTAGAGGCGTCTACAGCCATCATTGGGTGTACCGTAAGAGCCAGAGCGTCAATACGCGCTCTCATCTCAGTATCTAACGCCTTTTGGCTCATATAGCCCTTCTCACAGACCCCACGTCCCCAAAAGCGTCCGGGGACTACATCCCAAGGAAAAGCAACAATAGGTCGGTCTTGCATCATGTAGGGGTTAGGTTCAGCCTTGAGTAGGGTACCGCCGTTGGCTATAACAACGACTGCTTCGACCATGCTGGAGTCACCTTCGATCTCTCCATCGTAGGCCTCAGCGAGAGCCTCACGAGGCACTAGACCGTAGTACTTAGTCAGCCGTATCTTATCGTCGTTGTATACCGTAAGCTCCTGATCCGGCTCTAGGTCGGTGTCAGGTGCGGCATTTCCAACGTAAGTATCAAAGAAAACACCTTGTTCCTGTAGCTGTTCTACGTAGTACCGAGACACAAACTCGTCAGTAGCGCATCCCATGGCCTCTTCTACGGACGTAGCCACAGGCTCAATCAGGAAGTTCTGGGGCAGTACAGGGCGCATTTTGACCACTGTACGCTCTTCTATTTCTACCCCTACAGCCTGCATTTGGCCGTCCATAACGGGCTGAGTGGCCGGTTTCATCTCTTTTATTTCTTCTAGAGTGACTTCGGCAATTCCTGTGCCAAAAACAGCGGCATTAATCAAACATTCGGCCACAGACTTGCGTATTTGGGTGTTCTCGAAGTCATCGGTTAGTTTTGTACGCAGATACTGGATATCAGCCCGATCTTGGTCGTCTTTGTCGTCTCGAATGTCAAACCAACGGCCTCTACCGAACGTAGCTTCCTCTAATTCCGCTACATTAGACTCTACAGCCTGCTGGAGGGCCGGTGAAACGAGTTTAGAACGCTCAGAATCACGCTGGCGGTCTGCTGGATCCCAGATTCCACGCCAAAGTCGGTAATATTCGTCAAAACGTTCCTCGTAGTTGGACTCAAAGAAGTCTCTCCAATCCTCTACCTTGTACATCACCCATTCTTCTAGGCTCTGCTGAGCCATAAGTGGGTCTACTTCCATGAAATCGTCGTCAGCCATTTATACTACCTCAAACTTGTTGGACTTTTTCTGGTTTTCTTCCGCTGGAAGAACCTGAAGGTTGTGCTCTACGTGTAAGCCACATACTAAGTCGTTCTGAAGCGGTATTATGTGGTCAATTTGAAAGTTAGGTGTTAGACCTATGGACTCAAAGATAGCGTTAGCTTCTTGAGCATTAGCGTATAAGTCTTTAATGTACTCTTTATTTGCCCAAGATGCGTTAGCTTTCTTTTTCATAGCTCTCCGTCTTGCTGTCCTAACAGACCTAGGAATTGGATTTCTTCGTTTTTCCTCTAAATACTCTTCTAAAGGCCTGTGACCTCTTGCTCTATTGACTCGTGTATATGATTTTTTATAGGCTTCTTTGTAGGACGTGTCTATTCTGTGTCTTTCACACGCCTTGCAGGCAGACCTGTGGCCATCTTTCATTGCCTTTCGTTTGTGGTACTCCGTGAAAGGCTTTTCTTCTTTACAAACAGTACAAGTTTTCATTAGTAACCTATTGTCTCGTCCAATGGCTCCCACTCATCTACCTCAAAATCATGGTAGTACACTTCATGAGCTAGCTGATCGATGTATGAAAGACTGTCAATGAGGTCATCGTGCGTTAGAGGGTCAGGAAACTGAAAAAGCTCGTCTAAGAACGTAGCGTTCCAGTCGCCCTTGTTGAGTTTAACGTATCCGTTCTCAAAGCGCCCTTGCAGCGCCCACATGATCCTGTCTGTTTTCTTTTTGTTGCCGTGTGTAAGCTCTTCCACGCGGAAGAACCTCCCATAGCGTCTCATTAGGTCTTCCAGAGGGGACATAACGGCCTGCTTTGCTATGCCTCTTTCGATTCCTACGCTTACGGGCTTGTACTTGTCTACTGCTTGGAATATCTTTAACGCCGTTTGGTCTAGTGTCCACCGTCCGTAGATAATATCTTCTACGAACCACCCGTCTTGGTTTATCTTTACGACAGCAATGGCCGTGTTATCTAGCCTAGGGTTCTTCTTTTTACCTACCTGTTCAAAGCCAGCTAAGTCACAGGCTATGAAGTAGTCCCCGTTCTCTGGCCTATTGCCGTACTCAATCCACTCCTCGTTAAACATCTGGGAGCCTTTAGCCTCAAAGGAGGCCATAAACTCCTGTCTGAACGCATGAGAAGACATAGACCGCTTAGCAGCCTCAATCTCACTGTCCTTTAGAAAGGGGTTGTCGTAAGACGTGAAGTGGAACGCAGAATACTCACTGTACTCAGGGTCTAGCTCTGCTGATTTGTAGAGATCATAGAAGTGGTTACGACCCTTAGGTGTACCAATGAATAAAGCGGGGCCTTCCTTGTCTGCGAGGGCGGGTCTCAGGATCTCTTCCCAGACCTCCTGTTTTATGTCGGCGTACTCGTCGAGAACAAGGAAGTCAAGCGACACGCCCCGCATTGTATCAGGACGGTCAGCACCCCGTAATCCTATGGTCTTACCGTTAATTAATTCTATGTCTAGGTTGTTGATGTGTGCCTTGTTGATGAACTTATGTCCGATCTCAAGGAGAGTCTTCCACATGATCTGCCTAGCCTGACCCTGTGTTGGAGCAACGTAGAATACCCAAGAGGTTGTGTTGTCACTGGTTAGGGCATGAATCATCAAGCTCCAAGCAGCTAGGTAGGATTTACCACAACGCCTCCCAGCAGCAACGACCTTGAAACGCTCAGGAGCATCCCAGACCTGCTGCTGCCAAGGGGTAAACTGTACATCAATATCCAAGTGTACTATTAACCCTTCGCTGGGCTGTTGTACTTCTTATTGGATTCCTTAGGTACAGACACTGAGTCTGAACGAGTAGAGACGGTACTCTTGTAGGTAGTGCCGTAGTTGCCTTTGGTGCAACAAGACTTGTATTCATTCTTCATTTGAGTGTTCCTCATTAGTTGTAGTAAGTCCAAACAACGGGCTTCCCTGCCCTAGTATCAACATGGATAAAGCCGTCTCCGACTCCAATCCCTGTGAATCCAAGTTTAAAGGCGTTCTCAAGGAGAACCCTCCGCTGGTCTCCGCTAGATACTGCAATGTCTGCTGCAATGCCTTGGCTGTGAGTTCCGGGTACACGCTTAATCTCCTCAAGCGGGTGCTTAGGGCTACGGTAGCCTGATGTTACAATAAAGGGGAAACCACACTGCTCCCTAAGCTCATCTAAGGCCTCTAGGAAATCAGCCTCCATCCTGTTTTCTTTTGTCCAGTGACAATCAAACTCAGATAGTTTAAAGTGCCTAAGATTCATCAGGTGTAACCTCTGTGTAGTCCCCTTCAACGATGTCCTTAGGCTCTACCGAAGTGCCACCTACGGTACTTATGTTTATCTGAATTCCACCCGTACCAGATCCCTTAGTTACCTCCGCTTCTTAGGAGGTTCTCCTTCGGTTGTCATAGGGTTGTCCTCTATGTATTACCTGTGTCATCACCCGTCACCCCCGCATCCTAAGAACTACTCATTTCGTCTGTCGCTGACTGTGTAGTAGCTGACTAAGTTATATCTCGTAAGTCCGACGTGGGGGATCAGAGATGATATACTGTTAAGTAATTAATATACTTCTACTTAGACCTTTACTTAGGTGATCCCTTGTCTTGCTTAGAATACCCTTATATTATACCATATATTTACTCATTTGTCAAGTACTTTCTTAAGTAATCCTTAGTTAGCCCTAGACTGATGTACACTAAGGCTCCCCCTTTTTAGAACTAAATAGTACTTAGGCCTAGCAGTAAGTAAACCCTTGTTTTTCCTAGGTTTCTAGTGATCGACTAAAGCGATCAATTAATGAGGTATTATCCTGATTTTACCCTCTTGTAAACAAAGGCGGCTACAACAAAATAATTCCTAAGTCAATCCCCCTCCCCCGGCCCTACTTGAGCTAACCACAGGATCCACAGGCCTAACACAGGCAGACACAGGTTGTCAAGGCCTACACTCGTGTTAATATTCACGTTAACTAATGCTTGACACGAGGCGGGATCCATGGTAAAACCCAGGCCTCTGGCCTAACACAAGTGGACACAGGTTGTCAATAGGTAATATTCACAGTGGTGCTGGGGTTGACAAGTGTGAGCCTATGTAGTACCCCTTAGGCCATCCTGAGCCACCTTGAGCTACCACATCCCACAGAGTTTGTCTATGGTAATAATACCGTCGACAGGCACACTCTGGCTATGCTAGGGCAATGCACAGGCTATCTATACGCGGGCGCAGGCGCGAGTACCACAGGTGAACACAGGATGTCAATAGTTTAGACTGTGGTAATAATACCAGAAAATAAATCAGATAATGCTTGCACCACAGGCTAGATCTGGTATCTTAACTACATCGGGGCAAGCAACGCCTCAGACACTAACGCACCACAATGGTGCAACACAGACAAAGGGTAGACACTATGAACATTTCAAAGAAACAGGCCGCGGTAGTAGCAGAGATGGTACGGGACTATGGTCATGCTATGCAGAATAAAGAGTACCTATATAACAAATGGGTCGTTATGTTCAATAACAGCGCCTCTGATACCTTTGATGAAGCTGAAGAGGCCACAGCATACACAAAGTACCAGAAGGCCTGTGATCGATGCCGAATAGCCGAAAAGACACTGATAGCCTACGGTATCCCTATGGACATAGGCTTTCATGCCTACACACCATCACAGACACAGGCATACTGGGACGCTAGGGTATCAGCGTCCACCACCAC